CCTATAGGCTAGAAAATTAAGGAGAAATAACATGGCATCTCTCAATTTACAGAGAAATTCTGAAGTGTTCTTTTCAACAGTTGACATACTTGGTACCACTAGTGGTTCTGCCTCAGTTGCTGTTGCGATGACTCCAGCTAACACCTGGAAACTTGAGGTATTGGCTGGTTTTGCTGCTACTTCTACATCAGCTACTCAAGACATCACTTCCCTCGAATCAGGTCTTAGCCCTGATCGTTCACAACAAAGATTTAATACTGCAATCAACCCTGTTGATTGGAATATTCAAGTATATATGCGTCCAACAGGCGTAGAAACTACTGGTGCTGCTAACGGCACTACTGCAAAAACTAATGAATCAGGTAATACAAAACCTCTTGCAGATTGGTATATGTGGCAAGCTCTTACTTCAAGTACTCTTGCTGCTACAAAATCGCAAGTAGCTGCTACTCGTGTAGCAGAGCAATCTATTTGGCAAACTGGTGGTACTCTTAAAACTAATACTATCACAGCGGGAACTCGTATTCATGCTTCAACATCTAATTGGGCTGTTGCCCCAGAATACTTTATGTACTTTAAACTTGATAACGTAATCTATCAAGTAGACAAAGCTACTGTTAATTCAGCATCTGTTGATGCAGGAATCGAAGACATTGCTACTGTTACTTGGAGTGGTTTCGGTACTACAATGAAAGAACTTACCGGAGCGCCAAGAGATATTGCTGTTGCAACCTTTGGCGGTATTAAAAATGCTGGTGGTACAGCTGTTGTGGGTAACTCTAATGCTCACGCACTTAGCGCTGCATCTGCTTATCACCCATTTAATACTATGAATGTTGCCGGTACAGTAACAACTAACTCATTTATTAAAAATCGTTTGAGTGCTATTGAGTTCCATCATAAAGCAACTGCATCAGCTTCTGATGAAAAGTTTACTTTCCCAGTAACTTCTATGAATATCGAGTATAATAACAATATTACCTATCTTACTCCAGAGCAAATCTCTGCCCTTAACGAGCCTATTGGTCAATTCTCAGGAACTAGAAGTGTAACAGGTTCTACTACTATGTATCTGCGTGCAGGAGATTTAGAATCTGCAGGTTTCTTACGTAATATTAGTGAAGATACTCGCACTAACTCTGCTCAAACATCTAATGCTAATGTTATTATTGGCGGAACTACTGCGCCATACGTTGCTTTCCAAATGAATGCAGCACAGTTTAGTTTCCCAGCAATTCAAACTGAAGATGTTATCTCTATGAGTGTTGACTTTATGGCACAAGAACTTGATGCTAATAAAGGCGATGGCGGAGAAGTTGAGATTGTAGCTATCAAAGCTTAATTAAAAAATTAATGTGTTTCTGAGGGGGAACACCACATTATTAACCAGAAGAACACCCACTACTTGCAAGTCCAGGTTCCCCCTCACCTAAGACAAGCAGATATGTAGTGGGTGTTCGTTTATCATCCTAGAGGGGAAAACTATGAGTAAAATTAAAGGCTTAATCGCTAAAGAAACAGCAACTTGGGTTGAGTTTCCAGAAATTGAAGGTTTTGAAATTCACCTTCGTTATCTTTCACGCGAGGATTTAATGAAAGTGCGTAATAAAGCTCTTACATACAAGTTCAATAAACGTACTCGCCAACGTGAAGAAGAAGTTGACAATGAAAAATTTCTTGAAGCATATGCAGAAAAAGCTATTGCTGGCTGGAAAGGGCTTCAAGTAAAGCATTTACCGGTTCTTTTACCTGTTGACATTTCAACAATGGACGCCGCAGAAGAAGTAGAGTATTCTATGGAAGATGCAATTGAACTTTTAAAAAATTCAACGATTTTTGATCAGTTCATCACAGATACCATGAATGATTTTGAACAGTTCTCAGTTAAGAAAGCTGAAACCAACATAAAAAACTAACTGACTACCTCCAAAGTTCTTTTGGGGGTGGTGGCTTAACGGCAGATCAATACATATTGATGTGTGAACAGATGGGTTGGGAACCAAAAGAGGAAGATCTACCTCAAGATGGTTCTAATCTATCGCTAGAGTGTCAACAAGCTCTAACTGTTCTTAATGCTCTTCCCGATATATGGGAAGGTATGAATGGTACTTGGTTAGGGAAAGACTATAGTGGTTTAGGTACTATCATGGATATCTATGAAGTTGATGATAGACGTGCAGTATTTGTACTATTAAAAGAAGCTGAGTCTATACTAGGAAAATATTACGCACAAGAAGCTAAAACTTCACGTAGAAGTAAAAAGGGGTAATCGTTGGCAACCATTAAAAATACTATACAGACTAACTTTACTAGTAAAGGTGCAGCTAAAGTAAAAGATGATACAGAAAGCGTTGGTCGCGCACAGACACGTATGGGCCAAGCTTCTGCAAGTGCTGGACGCTCTTTTGCCGCTCAATCCCAAGGATTGGGCGGTTTAGTTGGTGCTTATGCTGGTGCTGCTGCTACAGTGTTTGCACTAGAAGCTGCTTTTACTGCCCTAGCTAAAGCTGCACAAGCTGAGACTATTGTTAAAGGTACTTCTGCACTAGCTGCTGGTATTGCGCAGAGTGGTCCTAGAATTATTGCTTCTTTACAAGAGATAACACAAGGTCAGTTAACACTAGCTGAGGCCGCACAAAATGCTAATATTGGTCTTTCTGCAGGTTTTGATAGTACACAAATCGAAGGATTAACTAAAGTTGCTATGGGAGCTTCTCGTGCACTAGGTAGAAATTTAACAGACTCACTACAACGTGTATTTAGAGGTGTTGCTAAGCTAGAACCTGAACTGTTAGATGAACTTGGTATATTTGTTAGAATTGAACCTGCTGTAAATGCTTATGCTAGATCACTTGGTGTTGCTGCATCTTCACTTTCTCAGTTTGAGAGAGGTCAAGCATTTGCTAATGCTGCTATTGAAGAAGGTACTCGAAAGTTTGGTATGATAGATGTATCTGCCCCTTCAGCACAAAAATCTTTAGAACAATTACAAACACAAGTTATGGAACTAGCTCTTGAATTTGGGCAGTTGCTTACTCAAATTCTATTGCCTTTTGTTAACTTCTTGAAAAATGATGCAGGCAATGCTTTAGTATTATTCGGAGGCATACTTTTATTAGTATTTAGTAAGTCTATAGATATTTTAAGAGGATTTGGTGCAGCTGGTTTAACTAACTTTACTAATTTTGCTAACGCTGGTATAGCTAGTTTAGGATCAGTTAAAGCAGCTATGACTCAAGTTACTACTGCAGGTGCTACAATGAATAAACAGTTTGCTAAAGGTATAACTGGAGCTACTCTTACTGCATCAGAAGTACGTAAAATGGGTGGAGCTTTTGGTGCTGTAACAGATACAAGCACTACTAGCGGTAGATTTCAACAAAAAGGTGTAGGAAGAGATGCAGCTTCAGCAGCTTCTGCTGCCAGAACAGCTTTTACCAAGGGTACTATAAAAAGTAATAAAGATCTTAAAACTCATATAGCAGCTTTAACAGCTGTTAAAGGTAGTTTGGGTAAAAATACGATAGCATACGCACAGACTACAACTATGATAAATTCTATGAATGCTTCTTTGGCTAAAACAGGTCCAGTAGCTAAACTAGCCAGCGCAGCATTATCAGGACTAGCAAGAGTAGCTGGACTTTTAGGCACTGTAATGAGTGGATTAATGGGCATATTTAGTACCTTTTTCATAGTAGCTTCTGTATTTGAACTAGCAGGTGTTAATGTTTTTGGTAGGATTAAAGATTTTTTTGTGGATACTAGTCAAGCAGCTAAAAATATGGAAGCAGCAGTTACAGGTGCTTTTACTAATATGGCTGGTGGAGGTGGAGAACTTACAAAAGAGCTTAAACGTATAGGCGGCACAGATACTGATTTAGAAAAAATTGGTAGCAGAATGAATATGTTAAATGATGATTTAATGTCAATTGCGCTCAAAGCTAATGAAGCTGCAGATAAACTTACAGACAGCGACGGAAATATTACCTCACAGCAGGCACGAACAAATCAGACATTTGATAAGGGTGGTCTGATTCCAGTATTAGATCAGATAAGGAAAGTAGATGAGGCAGTTATTAGTATGGCTGATCTTGGTTCAGTATTAGTATCTAACGTAGACACTGCAGAAATGTTTGATGCTAAAATAGCAGAAACTAGAAAGCGATTATTAAAATTTGCTGATGCAGGAGGAATTACTGAAGAAATTATGACGCAGCTAACAGATATACTAAATAATGCTTCAACTGGTGCAGAGGTACAGGATGCTGCAATTGAAAAAGTAGTAGGCGCTACAACTTTGCTTGGTGCTGCGGAACAAGAATTAAAAAGCGTAACAGAACAGTTGCTTGAAGCAGAAAATAGATATAACTATGAGTTACGAGAAAGAAAAATATTATTAGAAGCTGCTATCGAGTTATACAAACAAGTTGATGAAGCTTTATTACCTGTTATAGGAAGTTTAAGCCGTATTACAGGTATTACACCAGACACTTTAGTAGAAATGTTTGCAGGTGGGGAATCTCAAATTAAACAAGCGGCTGATAGTGTAACTATATTTGGCATAGAACTTAAAAAACTAGACGACGGCACTTATAGTTTTGAGAGTCTAACTAAAGATCAACAGCTATTAGCTGAAGCATCTATAATTAGTAGTAATGCAATGAAACAAGCTAAAGATTCTTTTTTAAGTGGAGCTACAACTTCTGATAAGTTAGCATCTGTTATAGCAGGTGTTACTGCACAGATTAAAAATGCTGGTGAAGCTTTAAAGGGTGCAGGATTAGAATCAAGTGGATTTTTTGATACACTTAAAAAAAGAAGAGATGAACTTATTGAGTTTCAGAAAGCATTAAAGAAAACAGAAGCTACTTTTAAAGGTCTTACTAAAACCTTTAGCAAAGAAATAAAAGATTCAGAAAACTTAAGATTTAGTGGTATAATTAGCGCTGATAATGTAAACTCTAGACTAGACTCAGATAGATTAGCAAAAGATAAATTCTTTTTAGACAGTATAGGTAAAGTAGGAAATATGGCTATGGGTATGAGTACTCATGTTAGTCAATTAGCTAATTCTATGGATGAAGCCCGAGTCGCTCAAATGAAACTGATAGGTTCTATAGGAAGGGCTGGCGGAGAATATGCAAAAGCTAGTGAAAAAGTTGCAGAATATAATAAAGCCTTAGAAGCTGGTGCCACTAGAACAGAACTTGCATCTATAGCACCTAACGCTAATGAGGTACAACAAGCTGAGGCATATGCAAAAAATGAACAAATTGCTTTAGGTATATTAATTAAACAAGGCATTACAATGGGAGAGTTAAATGCTAAGCATGCTGAAAGACTACAATTAATAATGCAACAAAATAGTGTAGCACTAGCTGGATTAGCTGTACAAAAACAACAAGTATCTATAGCAGGACAACAACAAGCTTTTCAATTTAGTGCAAGAAAAAATCAAATGATTGTACAAAGTTTACAAATTCGTTCTAACAGACTACAAGGTTCTGCACAGGAAAGGGAACTTAGGCAACAAGAAAGAATTGATAGAAGTTTGCACGCAAGAAGAGTACGCCTAGCAAAATCTAGTGGAGCTGATAGAGCAAATCACAGAGTAAGAATGCAAGAGTTACGAAGTGAGCTAGAAATAATGAATATGCAAGCTGACTTAGAAAAATTAAAGCTAGATCCTACTAGAGGACTTAATGACGTAAAAAAAGCTAGATTAGCTATTATAGAAGCAGAAAAAAAAGCATTAACAGCTAATCATAAGTTACAGATGGCAGCTATAAAAGCTCAAGCAGGTGCTACTGCTAGAGCTAGAGAAATTGAGATGGCAGAGATTGCACGCAACATATTGGCACTAGCGCCGGGTATAAAGTCTGCAAGTGGACAAATTAGAGGTTCAGATCAAATGGATTTAGTTGAAGATCCTTTACGTACTAGTCTATTTTCTGGAGGCAAAAAAGATCCAATGCGTACGTTGACACCTTATAACTACACTCCACTGCTCGGGGCCCCAGAAATCATTGCTTCACAGGGACCAAATGCGGATCCAGAAATAATTCAGAGGGCTAGAAGATCCGCTACTCAAGAAGAACGTCAGGCACGACTGGATGTTTTTAACCAAGAACAACAACTACTACTAGATAAAATAGAACACGATCTTAAAATGGCTGAATCAGCAAAAAAATTAGAAGAATTAGCACAAAAAAGACTTACAGCTATGCGCACATTAGAAGATACTAAATTAAGAAATGATAGAGCAGCTGAAGATGCACAATTTGCCTTTGTAGACGAGTTTTTAGTAGCTATATCCGGTTTTGGAAAGTTTGTTGAACTATTCGCAAATAAAGTAAATCAACAACTAGAAGGTGAGGGTGCTAAAAAAATTAAAGAAATGGAAGGTAACACCATAATTGCTGATGCTCGCTCTAGAATAGCTCAACGAAAACCTAATACAGAAGCAGAACGTTTAGCAGAAGATAATGCATTAGCAGAGGTTCGAGCTGCTGAAGATGCAATAAATAAAGAAAAATTATCTCAATTAGACTTACAACAAAATAATTTAATGCAGTTAGCAGAAATACAAAAATCGTTAACTAATGAACAAAGAGCCAACTTTATATCTGCTCTAGAAAGAGAAATGCTTGAAAAACAAATTCAAGTAAATAAATTGAGGCGTCAATATGAATTACTAGAAGCAGAAGGTACGGGCGGTGGACACAGTGTACAACTGCAGTTAACCGAAGCACAAGCACAATATACAAATGGTATGCGTGCTTTAACAATTGCTATGCAGCAAGGAGAAGATCAATTAGGAAAATTTGATACTGATATGAATGCTGTAAGAAATACTATAGAAGATGGACTTATCACTGCTTTTTCTGACTTAGGAGATATACTGTTGGGTCTTGGAGACGAGACTAAGAGTTTTGGCGAGCAGGTAAAAGATGTGTTCAGAAGCTTTATGCAAAGTATTATAAAAGAAATACAAATGCAAGCAATTGTTAAACCGCTAGCTGGAGCTATTACTGGAATGTTATTTGCTGGTGGCGGACCAGTGCACCTAGCAGCAGGAGGCTCTGTTCGTCATATGGCAGATGGAGGCCAAGTAAATGCACTTCGCGATCGTGTGCCTGCTATGCTAGAACCAGGTGAGTTTGTAATACGTAAAAATTCAGCTAAGTCTATTGGACGTAATAGATTAGGACAAATGAATGCCACTGGTTCTGCAGGTATAGGTAATATAGAATTTAATATTGTTAATGAAGGCTCGCCTAAGCAAGCTGAACAAGAAGGTCCTCCTAAGTTTGATGCAGATAAGATAGTAGTTGAAGTGGTAATGAGAGATCTTGAAAATAATGGACCTATTAGAAAAGCTCTTAGTAGAGGATAAGGAAAATAAAATATGACCACCCCTATATACCCTGATGATGCAATAGCACCTATAACAGCTTTTTCTGTTATAGCTACTAGTACTTTTAGTAATACTGGTGTAAGTAGAGTAGTTTTTAATTTACCTAGTGCTGTTACTAGTAAAGGTGAAGTTACTGCTTTTGATGATGGTATTCTACAATCCACTACTACCTATAGCTTATCTAATGCAGGACAAACTATAACATTTGCAGAAGCTCCTAATGCTACTGAGTTGATAGTAAAAACAATAACACTCCCAGCTAGATACAGACTAAATAGAACTTTTCCAGAAGTAACATCTGCAGATTATGCTAGTGCTGCTATTACAGTTGACGGTAATACTTATAGTATAAATGGAGTTACAGAGGCTTTTGCTTTACCTTCTACTGTTAATGTTAGTACTACTAGTGATTTTATGGTATATGTAGGTGGTGTTTTTCAATCACCTTCGGCATATACTTATCCTTCTGTTACTTTAGCTTATCAAGGTATAGATATAGGTGATAATAGTGCTGTTAACTTATTAACTAACTTTGCTAGTAACTTAACTGATTCTAGTCCTAAAACGCATACTGTAACTATGAGTAGTGGCTCTGCTACATATAGTGCCTCTAATTTAGTATTGGATGGAACTAATTTTATAAAAGCTCCTTCTAGTACTGATTTTGCAGTAGGTGAAGAAAAATCTTTTACATATGATACTATTATAACTCCTGATTCAGGAACTACTATGAGTTCTAATCAAACCATATTATCTCAATATACTAATGCTTCTAATTATTATGCCTTGAGAACAGTAGGATCAAATTCTACTATAGGTTTTATTGTAAATAATGGAGGCAGTTTAACAGAGATATATGGAGGCAATTGTAACGGCGGTACTACTTATAATGTTGCAGTCTCTTATGATAAAGCTGACGCAGCTTTAAGATTATATGTAGCAGAAATCCAAGTCAGTGCTGTAAACTATAATCCTGGCGGATCTACTATGAGTGGTCCTTTATTTGGGGGAGCGTTAAATACTTCTGCTGTTGCAGGTCAAGAGCGTTTTAAAGGTAAACTTGAATACTTACGTATGGCAGACGGTTCTAGATATAGAACCTCTACTATAAATGCTCTTACACATACTGCTACTGTAATTGGTGGAGCTCCTTTAGGTGCTATGGATAGTGCAGATACATTATCTATACGAGTTTTTGATGCTTCTGTAACTGTTTCAGATAGGTTTAACTCTATGGCTGACAGAAAACCTGATGGAGGATTTGGGACTGAGAAAAAATTTGATGTAACAACATTTAAGTCTCAAGCTGGATATGAAAAAAGAAGATTAAATAGTAGAAGACCTCTTAGAGAGTATAACTTAGAATATACTAATATAAGTGGTGTAGAAAGAACTGCAATTGAAAATTTTTATAACGCTAGAAGCGGAGAATTTGAATCTTTTAGTTTTGACTTGTCACATCTAAGTGAAAGTGGTACAATAACTGCAAGATTTGATGGTGGTTTAAACATAAACCAAGTTCTATCAAGTGGTACTAGTTTAACTGATAATTTTTATTCAGTTAATTTTAAATTAAAAGAGACTTTTGACTGATGACTGCTAGAAATTACGATACAATATTAACTGTAGCTAATCCTACTGGATTTATTTCTGGTAATAGTATTATAGGAGTTACTAGTAAGACAGTAGCTTTTATTGCTAATGTTGACGCTACTGCTAATCAGTTAAAAGTTAAATTAAATAATGTATTGCAAGAGTTTCATACTAGTGAAACTATAAATTCAAATAGCGCTATTATATCTGGTGGAATAATAAATACAACAGTATTTACTCCTATATCAACAATTACTAATATTGGAGCAGCAGATAGTGATCGCACAGCAGGAACTTATGCTATTACTGCTACTGACTATACAAAAACAGGTGTAGGTGCTGATGCAAGTTTTAGCATAGTAGTAAACGATTCAGGTGCTGCAGCAGTAACAGTTACAGCTGGTGGCAATAGGTTTGTTGTAGGCGATGTTATAACTGTTGCAGATAGTAAGTTAGGCAGTGGCGGAGCTGCTGCGTTAACTTTTAATGTAGCAACTACTGGTGGATTTAGCGGTACACAATTTCCTACAGCAATTACAGCCATAACAAAAGCTAATCCTGGTGTTGTAACAATTATAGAACATGGATTTACTACAGGAGATAGATATTATTTTACTGATGTAGTAGGTATGACAGAAGTTAATGGGAATATCTATACAATCACCGTAATTGATGAAGATACTTTTAGTATAGTTAATACTAGTTCATTTACTGCCTATACAAGCGGTGGTAAAGTAACTAGTATTAATACTTTAACAGTTGCTGATACTTCAGGTATTGAGCCAGGCTATACAATCAATTCTCCAAATAGTAATGGGTATACAGGCACACAAACTGTTACTGCCGTACCCAGTTCTACAACATTAACTATATCTGCTCCTCCAAATACTATACCTAATGGAGAAGTAAAATTTGTTGATGTAACAAGTAACTTAGCTTCTACTCCTTTTACTGCTAATATTGCAACTAGTGAAGTAACTACTGCTACAACTACCATAGCTTCTCAACTTCCTAGCCCTTTTATAGCAGCAAAAAATGCTTTCACACAAAATCCTATAGTACGTTTATATGATGTATACTACCCAGGCGAGTGGTTTCCTCCAGACAAACACGGTAATCCTACTGGCGATGGAGAAGGACGAGCATGGCCCACGGATTTTCCTATAAAATTTGCAGACATAGCAGGAGACTTAGTATCTGATTTAAAGTATAATGTAACTTATGATGGAGAGTCTTACATACCCTTTCCTATAGATATAACTAGTATTAAACAAAATCAAGATGGTAAAATTGATGATTTAACTTTGACGGTATTTAATGTTGACAACATTATATCTGCTTTAGTAGAAGATCCTTATATTGTAGGAAATAATACAGCTAACGCCTGTGTAGCTAATGTTAATGGAGTTCCTGTTAACGGTATTGATCCCAGAACTATTAATTTTACCCCAGCCCAAGTAGGTAATGTTGGTGAAGTAGCTTTTGACTCTTTAACTAGAGCAAGAGGAAATGGTCTTGCTTATAGTGCAGATATTGTTGGTTATTATGGAAAGGCTAATGCATCTTTTACAAAAGATCAGACAGAAGCAATTGCCGGAAGTTGGCAGGCACAGAAAAATGATACTAGAGACTTGCAAGGAGGTGTAGTTAATATTAAAACTACATTTGCTAATTTTTTAGATGTGTGGCCGGAACATAGTGTTACTAAGTATGTTACTTCAAACATTATTGAAGTATATAATGCTATGCCTTATAGAGTTGGAGATACAGTAAAATCTTCAAAAGGTTCTACCACGGCAACTATACAAACCATAGAAGAAAATAGATTTTTATTTTTATCTAATCCACTAGAATCTAATACTAACATAGGTGATGAAATTTTTATAGTCAATGCTGATGTAGATACTGAATCGTATATAGAAGATAGATTTAAAATAAACAATTTAGAAGAATTAAATCAGAGTACTGCTGCTTTTGGCTTAGTAACTTGGTTACAGTATTTTAAACAAGTAACTCCTAGACGTAAATACTATAAAAATACTTGTCAATGGCAGTACAAAGGTGAAGAATGTCAATATCCAGGACCAGCTGGTGGTACTATACCTGGAACTTCTCTTAGTGCTAATAATAATCCTATTGGTGCTAATAATGAAACTGCTTCAGGACCTGAAGGTGATATATGCGGTAAAAATATATTAGCATGCAATCTTAGAAACAATGGAATACATTTTGGAGGCTTCCCTGCGACAGGACGAACAATCCCTAAACACTAATATAAAAGGTTGTATACTTCCATGGATGCATTTATTTGGCAGTTTAGGGGGTAACTTTTATATATGTTGTCATGCTGAGTATACTTCTAATCCCAAATCTATGGGAACCTACAAACAATCTTTAGGAGATATTTGGAATAATGAAGATTATAAACAAGCTCGTCTTAGTTTCTTAAAAGATGAAATACCTAGTGAGTGTATTGAGGCGTGTTATAATAAGGAAAAACAAGGTAGTGGTAGTAACAGATTACAAGTAAATCAAAGATTTTCTAAAAATGCTTACATACAAGATAAAACTAATGAAGATGGTAGCATAGATAATACTCCTACATATTTAGATATTAGATTTGGTAATCTATGTAATTTTAAATGCAGAATGTGTGGTCCTTATGCTTCTACTAGCTGGTATAAAGATAGTGATGATCCTAAATGGTCAAAAACAATTGATTACTATACTGATAATGACGATTTTTGGAAAGATGTACCACAATATATACCTAACTTAGAAGAAATATATTTTGCAGGAGGTGAGCCTTTTGTGCAAGAAGGTCATTATAAAATGCTAATGTTAATGATTGATTCTGGTTATGCTAAAAATATTCATATTAGTTATAATACAAACCTAAGTTATTCTAAATTTAAAAAATATGATCTTACCG